GGCTGCAATGAATGGTGAGTCTGATGAAAAAGATGATGAAGATCCAGCAGAAGAAAAGAAAGTTAATAAAGAAGCAGTAGAAAATAGAGTAAAATCTATTGACGTTTCTGATGATGTTAATGCTCTTGTTTCTGGTGATGATAGTCTATCGGAAGAGTTCAAAACAAAAGCAGCAACAATTTTTGAAGCGGCAGTTAAATCAAAAGTAAAATCTGAAATCGTAAGATTAGAAGGTGAATACGAAAATGAGTTAGCAGAAGCAAAAGAAACTGTTAAAGAAGAATTAACTGTAAAAGTTGATAACTACTTAAACTACGTTGTTGAACAATGGATGACTGATAACGAACTTGCTATCGAAAAAGGTATCAAGGGCGAAATCGCAGAGGATTTCATTGCAGGTCTTAAAACTCTATTCGAAGATCATTACATTGACGTTCCAGATGAAAAGTATGACGTTCTAGAATCGAAAGAAAAAGAACTAGAAGAAATGAAATCTAAAGTTAATGAAATGACTGAGAAGGCAGTAGCTGACAAAAAGTTAATCGAAGGTTACACTAAAGACGAAATTTTTGAAAGTGCAGTAGACGGCATGGCTGATACTGAAAAAGAAAAAATGAAATCTCTAGTAGAAGATGTAGCATTCGAAGGTGCAGACGCATACTCTAAAAAACTTTCTACAATTAAAGAAAGTTACTTTGGCGTAGCAAAAGAAGCACCAGCGTCAACTGAAAATGTTGACACAATAAAAGATTCCAATGATGGTAACATAGTAGCGGATATGTCTGATAGCATGTCTCGTTATGCGGCTGCAATCAGTAGGGGACAAAGTAGAGACATCTACAACAAACAATAGTAAGAAAAAGGAGAGAATAAACAAATGTTTAATTCACAAAACTTACAGGAAAAATGGCAACCCGTACTTGAGCACGGTGATCTACCAAAAATAGATAACCCTTACAAAAGAGCGGTAACTGCTGTTATTCTTGAAAACCAAGAAAAAGCTGCGAAAGAAGATCAAGCGTTCTTGGGTGAGATTGCAAACGTAACTGGTTCAGCGATAGCTAACTGGGACCCGATTTTAATATCACTCGTAAGAAGAGCAATGCCTAATCTTATCGCATACGACATCTGTGGTGTACAACCAATGACTGGTCCAACTGGTCTTATCTTCGCAATGAAGAGCAGATTTACTTCAAACTCAGGCACAGAAGCGCTATTCAATGAAGCAGATTCAGATTTCTCTGGAACTGGTACTCATTCTAGTGCTGCTCTAAATCCAGGGTTAATGAACGATACTACAACTAGTGTAACTGCTGGTACTGGTATTGCAACAGCAACTGCTGAAGCAAGTTCATCTTTCGCTGAAATGGCATTTAGTATTGAGAAATCTACTGTTACTGCTAAAACTAGACAGTTAAAAGCAGAATACACAATGGAACTTGCTCAAGACTTAAAAGCTATCCACGGTTTAGACGCTGAAACAGAATTGGCTAACATCCTATCTGCTGAGATCCTTGCAGAGATCAACAGAGAAGTAGTAAGAACAATTTATGAAAAAGCGAAAAAAGGTGCTAACCAAAACACAACTACATCAGGTACTTTTGATTTAGATACAGACTCTAACGGTCGTTGGTCAGTAGAAAAATTCAAAGGTCTTATGTTCCAAGTTGAGAGAGACGCTAACGTAATTGCACAAGAAACAAGAAGAGGAAGAGGTAATATTATTATTTGTTCATCTGACGTTGCTTCAGCACTACAAATGGCGGGTGTATTAGATTACGCTCCTGCTCTTAACAATAGCCTAAACGTTGACGATACTGGTAATACTTTTGCTGGTACTCTAAACGGTAAATACAAAGTTTACATTGATCCATATGCGTCTAACAACACTACGGCTCAATACTTTGTAATTGGTTATAAAGGTACTTCACCTTATGATGCTGGTATGTTCTATTGCCCATACGTTCCACTACAAATGGTGAGAGCGGTTGGTGAGAATACATTCCAACCAAAAATTGGTTTCAAAACTAGATATGGTCTAATTAGAAACCCATTTGCGGAAAGTTCTGCTCAAACTACTGACGTAGGAACAGATCAAGCAAACATTTACTACAGAATGGTAAAAGTTACAAACTTAATGTAATTTCACCTCCATACTGGAGATTTAAAGAGGGGGCGATTATGCCCCCTTTTTTTTGGTATAAATACTAATATGACAGATGCAACATTAGCAACAAAACAACCAAGTGGAACTGGATTAGATTATGCAGATCCTACGAAGTTTAAATTTCAAACAACTAAATTACCTAGAGTAGAGTTTAACTGTATTCAAGCGAATATACCAGGTATTACTCTTACAGAGATAAATCAACCAACTAGACTTGTAAATCTCAAAATACCAGGTAATGACTTGTCTTTTGAAAATCTGAACATTACATTTATTGTAGATGAAGATTTGACAAACTATCGTAGTGTGCATGATTGGATGGCGGGATTATCACAAACAGATAGTGACGACAAATACAGAGCATTGATTGCTGACGGTGCAGATAGAATGCCTAGATCACAACAAAATAATTCTACCAATGCAGGTAGTGTGACTAGTGCAACACCTGATGGTGCTATATATTCTGATAGTAAGTTAATTATTCTATCAGCAAGAAATACACCTTTAGTAGAGATAACTTTTCAAGATTGTTACCCTCTAAGTTTATCTGCTCTAGAATACAATCAAAATGCCACAGACGTTGAATATTTGCAAGCGACAGTAAGTTTTGGGTATAAGATACACAGTTATACGACCCCATTTTAAACTTACTATATATTAAAAAGGATTAAATAATGACACTTGATGAACTCCAGGCCCAGGCCGAAAAAGATTTGGCAATTGATGATACTGAACTAGACTTAGAAAGTCTAAAGACACCTCAACTACATTCTCAATATCTTAAAACATATTCAACTTATGCCCTAATGATGAAAAAGGCAGAAGGCGACTATTCAAAACTACACATAAAAAAATGGTTATTCTTTACAGGTAAAGCAGACCCACAAGAGTACAAAGACAAAAACTTTGATCTCAAAGTATTACGACAAGATGTTGATAAATTTATTGACGCTGATGATGAGATAATTAAACAAAGACAAAAAGTTGAATATCTAAAACAAATCTGTAGTTATTGTGAACACACACTCAAACAAATAAACAATCGCACATTTCAAATTAAGAACGCCATAGAGTGGAAAAAATTTACTATGGGCAGTATGTAATGGACGAATATAATAAATTTTTACCTAATAAAAACTTTAAAGAAATACAAGACACTTTAATGTCAGCGTATTTTCCGTATTTCAGACAACCTAGTGTGGGAGTAAAAGATGAAAAAACATTAGGTTGTTTACTTACACATTTATTGGTTGTAAAAAGTAATATAGTTGCTAATGATCAATTAAATCATTTAGTTTTACAACCTATTATTAAGAGATTTAATAAAATATATAAATCAATTAATTTAATACGAGTGAAGGTAAATTTATATCCTTATCAAAATCAACAATTCAAAAGTGCATATCATATTGACCAACACGAAGATCATAAGGTTTGTTTGTTATCAATTAACACAAATAATGGATATACAGAATTTGAAAATGGTGCTGTATTTAATGCTGTTGAAAATAATGCATTAATATTTGATGGTAGTTTATCACATAGATCAGTTAGTCAAACAGATCATTCATCAAAAATAAACATTAATATAAACTACGAGGCATTTTAATGATATTCTGTATTGGTAATGGTGAAAGTCGAAAAGACTTTGATTTGTATAATCTAAAACCATTTGGTAAAACATATGGTTGTAACGGATTGTATAGAGATTTTGCACCTGATGTTTTAGTTGCAATGGATTTTAATATATGTCATGAAATATATCGTAGTGGTTATGCATTTGATAATCTTGTATATTTAAAAGAGTGGGAAAAAAATCCTGCTTCTTTATATGATAAGTTATTTCATTCTGAAACAGCAACAAAATTTATAGGTAATGTTGACCCTAAAGAATATACTGACGAGTGGGTTTGGAAAGATGAAAAGAAAAAATTTTTTGTGTGTTGGGCAAATAACGTAGACCTAATTAGAAAGTTTCGTGAAGAAAACAAAGACTGGCATGAGGACGATTTCAAGTTACATTTTGGTGAAGATCAAGAAGGATATAAAATAACATGGACAAAGAAGAAAGACAAAGTAGTGGGATTGGGCAAGTATCAGAAAGAGAAGACAAACGCAGGTGTCTTAATTGCAATGATGGCAGCGGATGTCAGCAAAAAGATATATCTGATAGGTTACGATTATCACTCAAAATCGAAACAAGTAAACAACATATACAAGGGAACAAAAGGGTACGTGGGGCCAAAAGCACAAGCAATTGATCCTCAAAACTGGATATATCACACTAAACGATTATTAAACAAATATGACGAACATGAATTTATACATGTAGGTGAAAACATAGAAGAACTAGACGAAAGAAAAAACTGGACAAATATATCATATGAAGAATTAAATGAGCGAATTAAAAATAACAAAGTATAACGAGTCATATATTAAGTGTACTAGTGAAGACTTAGGTCTGTTACAAGACTTATCAGAGTTTTTTACTTTTCAAGTACCCGGTGCTTCTTTCATGCCTAGTGTTCGTGCAAAAAGATGGGACGGCAAGATAAGATTATTTTCAAAAGCAACAGGTAAGTTATATTATGGGTTGTTACCCTATGTTGACTATTTTATTCAAAATAGAGGGGGTACTGTCATACACGAAGGTTTGGAAAAACGAACTAGCGGTCATCCTCGGAATGATTTTTCCAAGTTTGTTGACAAAATTTTAACAAAATCAATGAAAATAAGAGATTATCAGTTAGACGCATTTACACACGCAATTAATCATAAACGTTCAATATTATTGTCGCCAACTGCTTCAGGCA